TAACCCACTAACTTCAACTGTAGTGCCGCCACCCCCGTCAATAACGGGCGATAACGCACCGCTAGTTGAGTTTCGCAATATCAATAAGGCATCACGGTTATACGTCAGAGAATCTGACCCGTCCAGTGTTGTTTCGGTTGTGGCGATAGCGCCATAACCTTTAATTGACGTTGCTGCAATTGCTGGCATTTTCTCACCTGTTAAGAGGTGGGCAAAGCCCACCTTTCATTGCTTCTTTTTTGCCTTCGGTTTCGCTTTTGCTTTCGGTGTTACCTTCGGTTTAGTGGCAACAATTAAACGCAAAAAACCTTTTTTAACCAACTTGTTAGCTTCGTCAGAGTCCATCGGAACTTCTGCCCCCTGTTGGAGAGCAGAACATTTTCCGTTTTCACCGACCACGCTTAATTTAGGATGGACTACCAGATACTTTTTCATACTCATAATCCTAGCCCTCTATTAATCGTAGTTAAGCGCACAAGAATTACCTGCATAGTCATTGTCAACCATCCAACCAATAGCACCTGCGGTGATAAATTCGTGGTTAGAGTTGTACAGTGGGCGAGGTAATGCCATTGTAGATATACCCATTCCCGATACGGGTCGTACTGAACCGTCCAGTGGGAACATCATGATTTGGTTGCCAGACAATGCGTTAGTGGTTTTGATTGACGATACGCCTTGCAGACCTGCCAGTTCTTCAGAGATTTTGCCTTGGTTGTAATTGGTATTAAAATCAGTCTCCCAGTTACGGGCAATCTCACGAGATACATAGATAACAACGTCTTTAGTGCAGTTGTTAGTGATCCAGAGGTTATCCAGAAGAGTAATAAGATTAATCTTATTGTTAGCAGCAGTACCGCCAGTGAAATCAAACAAAGAGTTAGCAACTTGAACAACACGAGTGTCGGTCTTCATTCCTAGCCACTGTCTGCCATCAACAACGATTGCGTTGCCATTAACGTCTAAACATCCGTTCATGAACGAGTCACGAAGATGTCTACGCAATGCACGAACAGATTCACGTTGATCATCAATCAGGCTATCAAAACCTTCAGACTTCTGTGCTTCAAGTTCACGCCAGTTTCTAAAGAAACCTGTATCATGAATTGGAACAACAGTACCATCGTAGCTGTATTCAACTTGATCCATCTTCACGCCAATCTGACCTGACATGGATGTCTGAGTTGTACCTGCATCACTTGATCTACGAGTAACGTAAGTCAGTTTACCGATATTAACAGACCGTGCCAAAGGCAGTAAGTCGTTTAAGAATGTATCGCCATCATCAGAACGCATCAGTTCGATAGTTGAACTGTCAAATTCCTGATAAACTTCCTGCGGAATAAGCCCTGCGTTTACTTCCAGACCCAAACCTTTAAGCATTTGCTTATGGTTTGCTTCTTGAAGATTGGCAGCAGTACGCATAATATCACGCTGATTAAGCTGATCTTTAGCAAGTCTGCTGTTTGTTACATAAGATTTAGTAAATAACATTATCCTTGCCCCTTATGCTATCTTGACACGAACAAGAGTTGTGCCTGATGTTGTTAATGCTTCATCAGCTACAGCAATACAATACTGCGTACCTGCCCCTGAACCCTTGGTTAAAAGACCTGCGCCATTTGAAATAAGCGGATCACCAATTGCTAATGTCTGGCCAGTTGCCACGAGAACGTTCAGAATATCTCCTGAGCGACCTTGAATAGCGACCATGTTTTCGTTGATAGTCCACGCATCATCGGTTGACTTGGAACGCAACTGATCCTTGTCAGCGAATAATCGCAGTTTATTAAAAACAGTAGAAGCGTCATTACTTGCCGTTAAGCCTGAAGATGACTGCTCCATATAAGTTCCTGGAGCAGTACTTGCTACAGCAACACCCTCTACATTCAAAGGTTGAGCGTTGTTAGCACCTGCCCCAACATAGATTGTTCTCTTACCCGTTGCACTCATAATCAGTACTCCTATTCAGGCAGGTCAGAAACATTAGTTGCAAAAGAAAAATCATCTTCTTTATCACTAATTTCTGTGGTTGAGCCAACTCCATAAGAAGGGATGCTTTCTTGGTGCATGGCATCAAAATCTTCTTTGTTGTTGGCATAAATTGTCTTCAATGCAGATTCTGAAATACTGGAGTATTTTTCATTTGCCCTGATGACGGTGGTTTTTTCATTTAACTTCTTTTCAGCTTCTGCATCAGCGTTTGCTTTTAGCTCAGCAATTTCTTCCGCTTGCGCCTTAACTGTGTCAAGCAACTCGTTGTTGTCTTCGTTGACCTGAACTTTTTCGGCAGCCTCTTCAGGCTTATTTGCCTCAAGCTGTGCCTCTTGATATTTTGCCAACAAATCAGAATCGGAAATATCAGCATTCACTGTAATTCCCATCTCTGTTAAGGTAGCAATGATTGCGTCACGCATATTATCATCCTCATGAGATTGATGGTTGTTTTCCAATTCAGACTTATTGTCCTGAATGCTGTCGGGTACTTCATCGTTACCATCATTTACGATAAAGTGTTCCACTTTAACCTGCTCTGCGTTGATTCCTATGCCAGTACCTTGTTCAGGAGTGGCAGCACCAACGTTATCGAGAAGAATGGCATCGTGATCAAAGATCATGTTTCTCGCCACCCATCCGTATGAGTCGCCATCAGAATTAACTTTTGGCTCATCTAGCTCTTCAGCATCAACAAATACACCTACACTGGTGTGCAGTGGTCTTGGATTATCTGAAGTCTCTAATTCGTTTACCCTATCCAATAAGCGCTTGCCTTTATCAGACATCATTGCTTTTTGGACGTTAATTACTTTATCGACAGACACTCTCCCGTCATCCGTTTTGGTGGCGTTTTCATTAAAAGCACCAAACCGATATTCAAAATCGATTTCAGGATCATTAGCCGAAACGTACTGACCATCCAACTCTGGATGCTCGATAGTAACCGGAGTTCTATTTAGGGACACAAAGGATTTTTCAACTTCATCCGAAGGATAAAGCCCACCATTCATCACTATATTCGGAGGGAGCGTGAATGAAGGAATAATGACATGCTCAACGCCACGCCTGTTTTCCCGTCTAATACTTTGTTTATTGACCTTTTGCGAACAAAAAATTAATTTCTGTTTATACATTTTACGCCCAAGTATCCATTGCTGAAATGCAACATTACTTATATGATAAAACGTTATGCGTAAAAGTGCAAGTACTTACTATCGCTGAAACCCTTATATATCAACTATAGTTTTAAGACGGGATGAATAGAGCAGTAGCAGTTGATTCGATTTGAACCTGATGACCACCACCTATTTTGATCTTCAATGCTATACAATTTATTATGTCTGGCAGCATGGTGCGGTCTGGTAGTGGGTATCAAAGCAGACTTATGCATAACAACTCCATCAACATGAAGTGCTGTAGCGGCAAGCCCAAGCGCAATCATTTTGCCTTGATTAAGCCCTTGGTTAATAGTGGTGTTGACCACCCTATCAATCCTGGAATTAAATATCTCCATCTGCCTTCGTATCTCATCAATGATTTCTTGAATCTGCTTGCCTGATGACATACCAAGCAGTAAAAGCCCTGATATTCTGGCAGATGTGTCTTTAGCAACGCCATTAATTGAGTCTCTTGCGGATGACTGATATGCGTTTAACGTGGCTTTATACTCCCTACTTTGGAATACACTATCAAAGTTGTACGGCATAAACGTGTGTTCATGGGAAGAGATTTGTTGCATTAGGTCACGCTCAGTAGCCAATGCACCACTTCTGAATGCTCCCTCTATATTCTGATCCATAAAGAACCCACCGTTAAGTAACAGCGCAGCAAGCAATATCCCTTCAAAGTCAAAATTTGGATTGGTATCTTCAGGCAGAAGATAACTTACTTTATCACCATCTTCAGCAAAAGGTACAGACTCAGCCCAAGCAATAATAGCGGCAGATGCAGCAACGGTAGCGCTGTCAACAAACTTCTTTGCTCCTTTACGATTCTTACCCTGTTGAGTCGGATCTTTGCTACTCAACTTTAGCTTTTTCATCCTTCAACCCTTTTTGTTCTTCTTCGTTAGGTTGGGCTATATCAAGGGCGGCGAGTTGCTCATCCGGCATGTCTTCCGGCTCAAACTCCAGACCTGCGCGTTCACGCATTTCTTCTTCAGAGAACACTGGTTGACCACCACTACGGAACTGCTTCTCGTTGGCGCTTGCCATTTTATCCACAACCTCAACCTTCTCAAAGTCAGACAAAGTAAGTAGATCGCCCCATTTAATTTCGTACTCTTCCATTGGTAACACTTTATAAAGTATGCACCAATCAACAAATGATTTAATTAGTATGGCGAGAAAATTGTCACGCCTTGACTGCGCTATCGTCATAAGGTGGCTATAATCCTTGTCAGAAGCGAGCCTTCCTGTTTGCTGCCCAATCAGAAACGCTGATGGTATGCCAGATCCTGCGGCAATATTATTGATTGCGTTCTGGTAAAATTCTTTTGGATCGGTTAATTGTATGTTTGGGTATTGTGGTTTTATCCCCTTTAACACCAGTCGCTTACGGTGCTTGGATAGCCAGTCATCAATGGCATCAGCTAACTCTGTCTCGTCATCAGGATCAGAAAAATCGTCATCAGCGGTGAACACTGGTGCGTTACGGGTGTTCTGGTAATAACCTTCACCACCTGCTCCAGTTATCTTCCTAACATCCATTAAATCGTTGTATATGGATTCTAATGCCGGTATACCATATATAGAGCCATCGTCTGCACCCTCTGCCGCCATAAGCAATCTGGACGGGTGGATTGAAAAACTATTGCTTTTATGCTCATCTCTTGAGCCAGTCCCAGAACCATTAAATTTATATAGTGTTGGCTCACCATAATTAGGCTTCATTACGTCTAGCTCGGCAGACTGAACCTCAAGCTGCCCCTCATACAAAGGAACAAGCTTAACAATAGCGCTTATACCATTAAGTATGCCAACAGGCTTGTCTGGTCGCTTGCCGTCTTTGATTTGAATAAACATTCCGGCATACCTACCAACGCGCTGCCTCCTATCAAGACCTTTCATTCTATTCCAAAGATGGGTGTTCCGAACCAAGTCGCCAAACTCACCAACAAATACTTTTGATTCTGATTTTATTGTGGGCGCATCAACCCATGTTAAATCGACCAACATATCCACCACAGCCTTAGCTAAACCGAATCTGCGGTACATATTCCAGAAGCCCTCAAAACCAATTGAGTTTGGATACCCAAAATCCTCGTAGATTTGATGCATGGTATCGGCATTATCATAACCGCCAGATACAATTGACTCACGAATCGTTTGAGCCAACAAATTCATTTGCAACAATCTTTTGTCGTCACCACGAACAACTTCAGTTTTATTGGATTTTAAAAAATCAAAAAACGCCATACAATTACCTTTTTAACAAATAAGTCCCGCACTGCCCCGCTTACCCCCACTATACGCCATTATGAGCGCATCGGCAATATTAGGGCTTGGAATCCCACGTTTAAACAAATCTATTTTAGACTCAACCTTAGTCTTCCCGTTGCGATCATAATCCACCCTTGGGCGCGATAATTCCGCTCTCAATGTATCGATATGTGGCATATTTGATGGTATCGAGATTAAATCATCTGGTGAAAATTCTACACCGTCCGTTACAGCAAGATAAGTGTTATAGAATCTTTGGCGAACAGACCACCATTCCTGTGCTTTTATATTGGCAAACATATCCCTGTTCTTTTTGTTTGCGCCCTTAAGGAACGATCCGTTAGGGTTTTTCACCTTGCCTCCGGCATTAAAACCCAACGCCTTAACAAACTTGGATGCTTCTGTATTTAATTCTCTAATAACCACTTTGGCGGCTGCACCAACCCCGATAGAGTCGTAGACCAATAAATCAACATCATTAAGATAAGAGTAGTTATACACCGCTTTAGTGCAGACTTCGGAGCGTTCTTTGCGCCATAAATCAATATGCCGCACCTCACTACCAACTCGGTGAACTATCGCGCTAGAGTCCTCTCCTTCATCCGCTACATCATACCCCACTTGAGATATACCTGCGTTCCTAAAGCCTATTCTCTGTTTAGCATCAATAGATGCGTCCACCCACGCTGGTTTAATAATCGCATGTTCGCTGTCAGCAATTGGCTCGCCCTCGTATACATGGCGATACAACTCATAATCCATTTTCTTCATGTATTCCATTTCTTTTCTTAACTCTTTAGGAAACATTGGATTATCTGGGTGATTAACCTTGATCACAACAGCGTCATCTGGCGGCAGAACAACAAACCGTTGATAAGTATCATCGAGAATATTTTTTGGATTGAAAGACACCCATATTTCAGAACCCTCCTTTCGGATGGTGGGAATAAGCACCTCCCAGGAGGATTTGGCGATATTTTCTGCCTCTTCACACCAGACAACATCTATTGATTCGATTGATTTTATCTTAGTGATGTTGTGACGAATACCGTAAAACATGAATTTTGATCCGGTTTGGTTATGCACAATCTCGGTCTTAAGAACGCTAAATTCTTTGGTGTACCCATTTCGGTCGATGGTATCTTCTAATAACTGGATAACCGAATCCGCAATAGATGACTGCAACTCACGAGCGCACAGCACCCTAACTCTGGTACGTCTTGAGAACTCAATTAATAGACGAGCAATACTCCAGGATTTCCCTGACCCCCGCCCACCAAAACACACTTTATACCTATGCGGCTCTAAGAATGGCGCAAACACTGGGGGAGCTATCATTTTTCACCCTCGTCACCAACCTCATTCGCCTCGCCCTCAATAGAGTTAACAGCCTTCTCCTCAAGCAGTTTATCGCGCATATCGTCCAGTCCAGTTTGGAACAACTCTCGTAATGACGGTAAGCTCTTTATATCGATCTCATTGGTGTTGACCACCTCTTTTTTGTCAGTCCAAGTTGGATCGATGTTCTGAAGAATGTATTTCTGTGCCTGAAAGTCTCCTTCTCTAGCATTTTCCCTTACCTGTCCAGTGGTTTCAAAAACCAACTCAGCCAACCCTCTCTCAATAGCAAGATTAATCTTATCTTTATAAATGTTGGTAAACCAATCGACAGGCAGTCCCATTGCATGAGCGATCATGCGGGGATTTTTAAGCCCTTCTTTAGCGTAGTGAGAAACTATGGTGTAATCAATCGGCTCAACGTCATCGTCATCATCGTTAAGCCGATCATAAACGCTACTCACCATGCGCCTCCAAATCATATTGCGTCCTAAGAAGCCTACGAACTAACGTTTGTGCGCTTTTTTTAGGGTATTTTTCGTTCAGCCAGTCAAGTATATGTTTGTCGAGACAAAACGACTTTACATGATACTTCATACTGTCCGGCTTTTTCTTTCTGCCAGACCCATCTCTATACCCACCAATAACCACAATATCCTCCAATACGTTAGTGTTTACTAACTTGCTAACACTATTATAATCGTATACTATAGTTTTTTCAAGAGGAGAGTGATGTGGCTAAGAAATCAAAATCTCGCAGTGATGCGGAAAAAAAGTTCATGTACCAGACTCAGGTGATTGAATTACCAGAGCCGGACACAGAAGTGCTGTTCAGTAATGACAGAAAATGGCGTTTCGATTTTGCTTGGACTGAATTGATGCTTGCCGTGGAAATAGAAGGCGGCACATGGTCAGGCGGTAGACACATCAGACCAAAAGGATTTCAGGACGACTGCGTCAAATACAATGAGGCAACGCTGATGGGATGGCGGGTATTTAGATACCCAACCACCCTCATCAACAATGGATTCGCCATTAAACAGGTCGAGAAGGCTTATGAGATACTGTATCAGGCGATGATGGAATGACCTCGTCACCGAACAAATTCATCTGATCTAACGCCTGATTTTCGGCATCAATCTTCGCAAACTCCCGTCTGGTATGCTTTGTAGCGTGTCTTAAAGAAAAAATGTAGCTACTACATATTTTCTTTACTTTACGTTTTTTCATTAAAAATTTTCTTTACCTTGTTTTGATTTGGTTTTACTAACCCAGTTGCTGTAGTGAACGAGAACCAAGTCGCGGAAGTGCTTTGGTATCTTTTGGAACAACGCTCTCTTCTGCTCATCGGTTTTGGCATTAAGCAGTTCTTGTGCGTAATGCCTTGGTCTTTTCTCTAACATGGTTGTCCTCTACTATAGCTCGCCCTATAACTTCTGCTATAGGCGGTGTGATTGCGTTGCCTAACCCTTTAATTCTGTCCATGTATTTGGGTATGCCATGAGGTACTCGATGAATGATGGGTTCAACATCGCGCTTCTCCCTGAAATCGAGAATGCATCGGGTAACGAGTTCGTCCCAGTTCTTTCTACCCTCTGTAAAGATTCTAGCTTCCGTGCGCCTTTGTAATCTCTTGCGGCAGGGGTAGGTAATAAGCCAGAACCTATCTCTGTGATGGTTCGCACCAAGTTCGGAAGATGGTATACAGTGCCATTCTGCATCATACCCGATCTTGGAAATGTCCCAGAGAATTCGCTGTAACCATCGCCCATTGTCTCCACTAAGCAGCGCTGTGACGTTTTCAAATACCCCGTATTTTGGTCGAATCTCCCTAAGAAGACGGGCGCACTCTGACCATAACCCACTGCGAGTTTCGTCATTGACTCCTTCTTGTTTTCCGACTTGGCTGATGTCGGTGCAAGGGAATCCACCGCAAATAACATCAACTGCTCCGATGCCGTCTTTTCTGAGTTGCTCATAAGTTAATTCCTTTACATCTTCATAAATTGGTACGTCAGACCAGTGCTGACGTAGGATTTTCTGGGGATACGGCTCAATCTCACAGAATGCTACAGTTTCCATCCCTGCCGCCTCAAAACCAAGGGAAAACCCACCTATTCCAGAGAATAAATCAAGCACCTTCATACCCGTTTAATACCATTTACTGCATAAAACACCGTTCCACTCGATCTTTTTGTAATCATCGTGTGAAACAGGCGATGCATGCCTTTCATTAACTCTTTTTTTAGTATAACCCTTTAACTTTGCAGAATAACCTGCAACAACTTTCATTCTAACACTCAACCAGGAATCTGAATAAGGGAAATCAATTGATATATTTTTCATTTTTTCACCAGACTGGTGTCGCGCGATAGCTTTATATATTTGATCATCTGTCACTTTCATTTTTGCTGCCTCGACCTTGTTTTTCTCATCAACGTTGCTTGCTTTCATTTTACCTTCCTTTTTTGTTTATTAATTTTTCAAACGAGCAGCCTAGTTTAAAACACAAATATACCCTATCTTCCTTTTGTATATTCTTTAAAACAGAAGCTGTCCCCTTAATAACATCTAGTTTAGTCCCGCACAAAGGGCATTTAGGCATTTACCTTTCCCTTTTGTTTTTAATGTTCATTTTTCTTACCAGCTTTCCCGCTGCGACAAACACAGCGGAAACCCTATCATCAACAATCTTCAATAAATAAAACGTTAGCGAAAGTGCGCCAACCAACAAAAACAACGGCAACACAAAAGACAGTTTTAATGTTGTTAACAAGATCTCTTTTAGCGCTGCTGTTTTTTTCATTTAATTTCCTTGGGCGCTTTTCTATGTATCATCATCATTAATGCTTACCAGTGCCATTGCTATTGCGATAGCCAATAACATGAGTCCAATTACAATTTCATACCATTCCATCATCTTGCCTCCTGTATAATTTCATTAAGTGATTTGACAAACCGTCTACCTTTGGCTGTCAGTTTCACCAATTTACGTCTACGTTCCATTGGATCTTCATACGCTTCTAACAACTTATGACCTACTTCTTTGTGCCTATTCCAATCACCAAGATACGCCACGTTACGGCTTATGGTTGACTGGCTCAGACCTAACTCAGCAGCTATATCTGCCATCCGTATTGGTACAGGATGTTTAGCCACTTTCAATAACACAGCTATGCTTTGCGCCTGCATCTCTGCGTCAACCTCCCTAAACCTTTCTATTACCCTCAACAACTTTAAAGTTGCCTCGTGCGTGTTATCCATCACCCTTAACTCTGCTATTTCTGATTTCAAATCTGCTATTTCAGCCTGTGCATCTTCATATCTAACCCAACCCCCGTTATTAGCAATATGCTTAGTGGTTGTTAAGCAGTATCTATCCATCACCTTTCTCCAGACTTAGAGCCTCTAAAAGCGCGGTTTTGGTTGATTTAAGCACTTCAGCGCACTCAGACCACCCTTTTGCGTCAGAATCCTTTAAAAACTGCTCTGGTATCGCCTTAAACGCGCTTTCAAGCGTACCGAAGTACATATGCCCTACCCAAAAAACTTCGTTTTTGACCACTTTCCTTTTTTGGAGGATGTACTGCCTTTTGTCTGACACAATACGATAGCTCTCATTTATCTTGATTTCCATTGTGACACCTCTTTAATCCAAATAAATATAAATTGTTAACAACGACACCAATGTTATCACGTTGACAAAAAACAAAATATCTCTCGGTTGCGATAAATTTATTTTTAACCAACTTCTTCTTGGGCGAAGGATTTCAAGCGTTGCTAAAAAAACCAATGTTGCCCACCAAAACACCCATAACCAGAATGGCTCTGGTATATGCTCTATAAAGCTCATTTCCTTTTCTCCTAATTATTTTTGTAAATATTTTCTGTACTCGGACGTTAACATAGGTGTTGAGAAAAGTATAGTTTTTTCTGGATGCGTTGTGGGAGTAAGGGTGCAGAAAGAACTGTAGTTTTTTCTAATAGGGTTCGTATTGTGATTGGGTAGGGTGGACTGAATCTGTTTTCGCCACGTTTTTTCGCAAGTCATTGATTTTATTGAAGTTTTTCTAATAAATAATTATTTTTCTTTATATAAAACAATACTTTATATAAAGACAATACTTTATATAAAAATATATCCTATTTAACATAATACTTATTATACGCAATAGTTATATATTACAGATCCACCATACAATAGCATCAATACATGCCTTTAAGTCATCCTAGAGTGGTCGCTGAAAGCCATACAAACATACACCTATACCGCCCTATTAGTATTTTTTATTGTCCAGTATGGGCGATTACAGGCAGTCCAGTGGCGTGTGGTGTGTTTACTATAATGTAAATTTATTAAGATTTTATTATATTATCTATATTATCCAGATTATTTGGGTATTTATACAGTGCTATGTTAGTGACCACTAACCTGCAAACGTATATAGGTAAAGGATTTTATTTTTAAATATATCTAATATATATATACATTATCTATATATATATTTATTATAATCTGTTTTTTATTTTACACTTTTGTTTATTTATTATTAATATATCAAACAATATTTTTACTTTCTTTTTGTGTATGGGTAATGGGGTAATGGGGTAACGAACCTTATATTTCACCCTATTTTTTCACAAAACCCGCGCCACCATTAACTATAAATGATAGTGATCACTAACATTATACAGATTACAGATTTTCTTTAAAAAATAACGTACTTTAAAAGCCCTGTAAGCCCGCCTAAGAGCCAAAAGCTCCTGGGCTACACTAGTGTATAGGGTATACCCTCAAATCACCGTAGGCGAGCTTACATGTATTCTATAAGCAAAAAAAACCCGCTATAAAAGCGGGTTGTTTATTTTTTTATTAGCTGGATTAATAGGTAAAATCAGCAACCTTTTTAACCAATGAGTAATTATTATAAAAATCGGACTGGATGTAATAGTCACCGGATTTTATAAAACGGCTTAATTGGCTCGGGCTGGTATTAATTAATTTAGCCATATGCCTTTTTTTCATGTCGCGATTTGCAATAAACATTGATAATTTTTCGCTTTTCATAGTCGATCACCTTTTGTGATAATGATCTTTTGATTAGGTAAATAATCAATAACGTATGTTTTACAATTTGATAATAATTGATCAACCGATTTATTGTTGAGATCAATAATTGGTATATCTCGATTATTGCGCGATCTGCCAGCGATCTTAATTGGGTTATTAGCGCTTATGCAATCAATCTCATTGCCATCTATTGGCTTTTTGCTGATGACTATACCAGTGCTATTATAACTAACATAGGCGCAATCATAGCGCTTGAAACCATACTTAGCTAATAACATAGATTCAATCCATACTCTGGCAAGCCCGCGATTTTTACAGACTTTTAATTGCTTGGTTAACAATGATAATTTATTCATAATTTTAGTACCTCTATTGATTAATATTCATATATAAAAAAAGTTTTACCGCTAACTGAAAATGTTAAACGGTTACCATGCTTTGATCTTTTGTGTGCTATTACTTTATTGTTAGAACGTGTCAATTGCCATTGGTTGATATACAACCCGTTATCGGTTGCCAGTGTATGCAAGCAATCATAAAATCGTTTAACAGGCTTTACATCAAATAATGATCTATGGATATAAATCCATTGATCCGTATTTTTGTCATAGTGTGCAAATTGATCGCACATATCAGAATAATAAGAATAATAAGCTAATTTAAGATCATTATTAGAATATTCTGCGGGTTGCAAGGTTGCCATTATTGATCCTTATAGGTTGATAGTAAGGCCAGATATCTGGCTGTTGATTAAATTAAAATGTTGCTGTTTTTTGATTTTAGCAACTTCATTTTTAGCCCATATAACATCATGTTTATTTGTGGAATAGTCCATAATGTAATTAAGCATGATCAAGTACTCATTAGGCGTTGGGGTAAAGTCTATATTTTTCATAATATTTTTAATCCTTGTTTGATTAATGCTTATGGTATGAAATATTAGCGACGTTTTTGTTGTAGCACGCTGTGCAATCAAGGCATTTATTACCTTGTTTTTGTGAAGGGCATTCAAAGCCGATAACAGCGCGCCTATGGTGTACAGTACTTGTATTAATGCCATCGCGCGTATTAGGTGGTAAACCGTCCACCATCGCACCGGACAAGCGCACACAAAGGTTTTTCGGCAATGATTTACGGTATCGATTAATAATAGCCTTTTCCTTGGTTGATAACCAAAAATTAATTTCCGGTAATAACTCAGCTATTTTAATGATCGCAATATAATGCGCGTATGATTGCAGATCGCCCGCATCCATCCAACGGTGATATCCAACCTTACAACGTTTATTAATCAAAAAAACCATAGCAACGATCCAATTGCTCAGGTTGTCCAGTTTGGTTTGCTTGTGGATTGCAAGGGTATTGTTGCAACGTCCCTGTTTAACCGATGGATAGATACCCGTCCCGCGCTTTGCATAGCATCTATAACATACGCTATCTTTAACTTTAGATAGTGCCGCGCCCGTTTTACAATAATCAGGCGATAAACCAAAGGTTGATCCAAGCATTTTACTATTACTGTTAGATATATCACCACTGGTTATGGTTCTGGCAAGCTTGATTGTAAGCTTGTCATTAAGTGTAAATTTTTTGTTTAATGTTGGCATTGTTTTTTATCCTTTTATCAATTGTTGATTTGTTGCGACAAACTGCAAGACGGCAATAATGGCATCATATCGATTTGAACTAATCGCAGTATGGTTTTTGAAAGTACAGATATAGCAACGGGTTTTTTTATTAAATATGATTTTCATTGTCCTATACCCCTATAACCTTCCATCAGTAAAGCATCGATTCCCATTTCGCCCCCCTCGAAAGCCTCCCCTTTTGTCAGGGAAAACGAGGCAACAAACTGACCTTCTCTGTGAACGTGGAACTGGACGTGAGTCCAGTCTTCGTACGTCTCATAGCTGCTGATATAGCAGCCTTGAGGGTTAGCTGATAACTGTGGAACATTAGCAGCAATCACTGGCATTATGAATAGTGTTTTTTCAGTCTCAATATTTCTATAATGTTCTGGCACATTATCTATAATCTGATTAATAGTCACATTATAACCTTCCCTTATTCTTGGCAAATCAAGCGCATCGTATTGGTTGCACCATAAAGTATTAATTGTATTTTTCAATTCTTTTTTTGTCCCTGTCCAATGGCTTAACTCTTTAATGGTGTTTTCGTTTTTGCAATTGCCAATTTCCCATAATGGCAAGGCGCACCATATAGGTTCGTGTGCTATGTTTGTTGTTCTGGTTATTTCAAAGCTTTTGTATGTTTCGATATTCATTTTATATTTTCCTTTTTTAGTTAAAATTAATTATGACCAGCAATCACTTGCATTATGACAGGCTGAAAAATTATGGTTATCACAATATTTATCCCACACATCTTCCTGTATTGCCTTTTCTCTCAATAATTCATATCTATCATGTAATTCATAAGCCCGCTGATGGTTAATTATATAATTGCCACGGCATATATGATTATTAATTGACTTTAAAGTTTTATCTAATTTTTGTATTGTTGATAATGCCATTTTATATTTTCCTTTTGTATTTGACGTTATTGTCGCGAATTTTCAACTAAATTTTAGGTATATAGTGTATAGCAGTCAATAAAATTATACAAAAATGTCGATTAATTTAAGAATGTGTTAAAAAACAGACGCTTATGTAGATAAATTATTTTCGTTATTGCGCACTGCAACATGGTTTTCTGGCATAGTACTTGCTAGTAAAACATGTTTAGCAAACAATGTAGTTTGGTTGATTTTTTGACAGTAAAAGCAATTATTTCACCCGATAGTTTAATTTGATAAAAATCAAGCTATTGTTGGCTATAATCCAATTTATGAAAAATATCATTTTTCCAATTATCGACCTTATTTTGACTATTAAAGGATTTTATCCCAAAAATCCTGCCAA